GCTTGATTAAAACTGGCTTGTGCTAAAGTGTTTGCTGTATTAGCTTGAGTAAATGCACCATTGGCTTGGTTAAATCCAGATTGCGCTAAAGTATTGGCTGTATTGGCTTGTGTAAATGAAGCATTAGTTACCGCAAAAGGTGCTGCTGCCGTATTTTGTGATGTATTATCAGCAAATTTAATTGGAAATTGTTTTAATACTAAACCTGTATTGTATTTGAAACGAGCAATTTCATTTTCTGTATTAATACCACCAACAGAGAATATAACATCATTGTTCAAACCAGTGCCAACAATCATATTACCGCCACCGGTAGTTGTATTACCAGTAGCAAACAAGTAACCGTCATTCTTACCAATCAATGTATAACCAGTATAGGCATATGTTGATGAAGCAAAACCTAAATCTAAAAAGCCATCATTGATAGTACCATTATCTGATGTAATGAATAAATCAGAAGAAGCATTGGCACCTGTATTGATGTTCTGCATATTCAAACCAGAATAACCATTATAGTTACTGCTGATTTGGAAACTAATTTGCGGTTCTAAAAAGTATCCTGTTGGTATACCAGCATACAAAGCATTAAAACCGTTAGAAACATAACCAAAAAACTGACCAGTATTGCCTGTGACTGTAATGGAAGTTACGTTGCCTGTATAAGAAACATTACCTTGTACTGTTAAATTGTTTTGGATTGTTAAAGAACCTGATATTGTACCACCACTCGATGATAATTTAGTATTAGCTTGGTCATATGCTGATTGTGCTAGAGTATTGGCTGTATTTGCTTTAGTAAATGCACCATTAGCCTGATTAAATCCAGATTGCGCTAAAGTGTTTGCTGTATTAGCTTGATTGTATGAACCATTGGCTTGATTAAAACTGGCTTGTGCTAAAGTGTTTGCTGTATTAGCTTGAGTAAATGCACCATTGGCTTGGTTAAATCCAGATTGCGCTAAAGTATTGGCTGTATTGGCTTGGTTATATGCACCATTGGCTTGGTTAAATCCAGATTGCGCTAAAGTATTGGCTGTATTGGCTTGGTTATATGCACCATTAGCCTGATTAAAACTGGCTTGTGCTAAAGTGTTTGCTGTATTGGCTTGAATAAATGCACCATTAGCCTGATTAAAACTGGCTTGTGCTAAAGTGTTTGCTGTATTAGCTTGGTTGTATGCACCATTAGCCTGATTAAAACTGGCTTGTGCTAAAGTATTGGCTGTATTAGCTTTAGTAAATGCACCATTAGCCTGATTAAAACTGGCTTGTGCTAAAGTATTGGCTGTATTAGCTTGGTCAAATGCACCATTAGCTTGGTTATATGCTGATTGTGCTAAAGTATTAGCCGTATTTGCTTGAGTAAATGCACCATTGGCTTGGTTAAAACTGGCTTGTGCTAAAGTATTAGCCGTATTTGCTTGAGTAAATGCACCATTAGCTTGATTAAAACTGGCTTGTGCTAAAGTATTGGCTGTATTAGCTTGATTGTATGAACCATTAGCCTGATTAAAACTGGCTTGTGCTAGAGTTGTTGATATAATAGTATTAGTAACTGCTATGATTCTTCCATTAGCGGCTACAGTAACCACTGGAACATAAGAAGTATTACCATAAGTACCAGAAATACCTAAAGATGGTTCAACAAAGTTTGTAGAAGATGTTGTTTGTACTGTTCCGTCTGGAAATATAAATCCAGTGCCAGTTGCTCTTACGTTATAAGAAAATAAAGTATTATTAGATGGTAAAAAAGATAGATTTGCAGAATAAAAATTAATAAATGTATTTTGGCCAGTTTTATCAGCAAGATTAATCGGCAAGTAATAGGTATTACTTGTATATCCAGATAAAATTGACCTTAACTGTATACTCATTGTTTAATAAAATTAATTTGAAATTACTCTATTTAACATTTTTACACCAGGAGAAATATTTTTATTTTCTTGTTGTTGATCTGTTTGTGGTTCCTGTATTTGACTTAACATTTGTTGTTGTGCAACATCAGTTGTAACGGAAACAGGTAGGCTTAATCCTAATTCTTTTTCTTTATCAATTTCGGATTGCATTTCTTTGATTGAATCATCAGTTAAACGTAATACGTTTCTTTGAATCCATGCTTGTGAAAAATAACGACCTGTATATGGATCAACAGCACCGAGTAAAGATAGTCGCTCTCTCATTAATTCTGCTTCTTTAAGTTCAGAAAAATTATTGTCTTTGATAAAATCATAATGAATATGTTCTTTGAATTCACTCCATTCATCATCAGTACAAATACCTTTTAAAACACACTGAACACGTAATGCTTGATCAAAAACATCAGAGAATTTATTTCTCATACGATCTACAAACTTGGCAAATTTTAATTCATCACGTGTAATTTCAGACGTTCTACCAAGAGTAAATCCAGCAGTTTCTGGATTTAAACGAGAGATAGGTACGCATAAAGCTTTGTATAATTTTTTCTCAAAATATTTAACATCCTCTAATTCACCTAAGTTTTGTCCGCCTGGTAGTGTTGTAATTTCAGTACCTTTACCACCTTCTCTACGTGGCAACCAGAAGTCTTCCATCATTGATAAGAATTTACGATCATCACGAACTTCACCTGTATTGGCATCGTATACAAGTTTATTTTTATACTTGACCATGATATCACGCAGATATTGTTCTGCTTTTAATTTTGGTAAATTACCAACGTCAATATAGAAAATACGGCGTTCTGGTGCTCTAGAGATACGATAGATGACTGTTGCATCTTCAATCATACGCAACTGGTTAAGTGGTTTGATTGCTTTATGCAAATAAGATAATACAACTGCTCTACGTGAATCCATAAGACCAGAAACAACAGATATGATTGAATCCGTTGTAATACGAACACCAACTGGACCAAAATTAGAAGATCCACCAGAAACAACTTTATCTGTATAAATGTAATATTCATTAATCACATTCATCATGTCAACACCAGTGCGCTCATCTTTTTTCTTTTTGATTTCACGAACCTTACGTAACTTGCGTGGATCTACATATCTTAATTCTTTAATACCTTCAATAGGTTTCTCTCTATCAATAATGATATGAAAATACATTCTTCCGTCAACATAAAATCTACGGAAAATATCTTGTGCCATATTGTTATAATTCATCAAACGAAGAATTGTTTGAAATTCTTCTTTAATAGCTTTTTTGATTTTTTCTGGTTGTTTCAAATCATCTAATACAATTTGAATAATTTTACCATCATCATCTTGACAAATAGCTTCATTAACAATATCATCGATTGCAGATTCAATTTCTGGCTGCATAGCCATTTCACGATAACGTGAGATGAGTTCTACTTCATTTTTTGCTGTGCCATCCAGATCAACATATGTACCATAATAAGCGGCAGATGTAATAGTTAAAGCACCATCATCCTGATTAGGGGGAGAAAAAGACTGCTGTACTTCAGCCTCTTTCTCATCCTTTTCTCGGGATATGGTAAAACCAAAGAGAGAGAATTTATTTAGATTGTTTGCCATATTTTATATAATTACCAAGTCAAAAAACATAAGAGAGAAAATTCTCTCAATAATATCAAGAAGTTGTGTTTGTTTCCCACCACTGATAAGCAAATGTAACTGAATATTCTTCAATTGAATCATTATTACCCCAATCTAAATCAATTGGAGCTAAATCTAATGGAAACATTCCAACAAATTTATATGATTTAAGTGGTTGACCAGTTTTACCATATTGCGTTACTATTGCATCAGTAGTATAACCGACTGCGTTTTGTGCTGCACTATTACGGACATTACCGGCATGGCTATTTATGGCGTTCATCCAAGATTCCATTGAATTTCTTATAGTGAAATCTTCATCATTAATAATTTGTATTGACCAATCAGCAAATGATCTATTGCCAGCAAACTTAACCTCACGGCCAAAATAATAGACAGGTACTTGATTGATTGTTGAACCAGGAAGTTGTGCTGCTTTTGCCATAAATGTTAATTTTTGGCCAGATAAACTTCCGTTTGTTGCAATAGTTGGAAAAATTAGAGATATTGAAAAGAGATTAGGACGAGCGCCATCTCCAATCATATTTGATCTAAATTCTGTTACATTAAATGCCATTGTTTTCTCCTATTTCTTATGTATTTATTAGAATGATCCAACGACAGTTGTAAAGTCAACACCAGTTCCAACAGCAACAAAATTCAATTGAATGAAATTAATTGAACGAGCAGGTTTAATATAAATGTCACCAACAAATTGGTTACTATCAATAACTTGTCCTGTGTTATTGGTTGAGTCACAAACAACTTTAAAGTCTGTAATACCACGGCGACCTTGAATGTCACGTAAGAAAGGTGTAACTAAAGCTACAAATTGTGCTCTTGTGAATTCATCATTCAATTCAAACAATGAATATTGAGCAGCTTTTGCAATTGCTTTCTCAAGAATAATGAACAGTCTGCGAACATTGATTCTGTCAAATGCCGAAGGTTTAGCTTGTAATGTTTTGTCACCGAACAATACTGTACCGTTACCTGGGAAAGTAACAACAGGATTAACACCTGCTGAATACAAAGCGTCACGATATGTCTTTGTTGGATTCCATGCTAACTTGATTGCGTTCTTAATAGCTCCACGGTTATAACCGGCAGGAGAATACCAAGGATCACGGACTGTATCTGTATATACACACAATCCAGCAATATCAGCATTTAGAGGGATATAACGATATGTGTTGTTATACTTGTCATATTGATACTTCCAACCAGAATCAGATACAACATAAGAAGAACTTCTTCCTAGAGAACTCAACCAAGTTGTAATGTTTGTTGATTCACTTCCACCTTGATTAACAACAGCTGAATATGGTGGAGAGATAAATGCCACACAATCCATTCTAGAATTAACTATATTGTCTATAACATATTGTTGAACAGTAATGCTTGCATCTCCAGTTAAGACTAAAGAAATATCAATATTTTCTTTATTTTTAAACAAGTCCCAACCTGTACTTATATTACCATCTGTAGGAACTACGTCTGTTCCACCAGCTAAGCTGACAGTAATATTTCCATTTGGTGCAGTACCATTAGAAACTCTTTGATATGTTGTAGCGGATCCATTAACAACAGTAGGTAAACCCCATGTTGATGATGTTGTACTATAGTCAACAGGATCAATAGCGTAAACATATTTTGAATTATTAAAAATTACTTGTTTATAATATGTTGAAACACCGTTTAAACTTGCATCAGAAGCTTTTGATACAAAAGGATAAACTTCTAAAACTGTGTTAATAGTTCCTGTGAATAAACCAGAAGAATCAATAACAGCAATATGCATTTCATCAGCAGAAGCACCGACTGCGGCTGCATAAGAAGATGTTCCTGGAGCTGAAGTAAAGTAACTTTTGTATGCCCAAGCATTAAATTTTGATGTGTCATTTGAATCAAATACTTCAACCTTTAACGAATTTCCTAAAGAACCAGCATATCTAGCAACAAAAGAACCATAAGCATTGTTTTGTGCTGTATTTAAGTATGTTGTTTCGAAAACATCTTCGTTTGTAATTTGAATGTTTGTTGCTGATGTATTTGCATCGGCATTTTTAGATGATGTATTAGCAGAACGAACAACTTGTAAGTTATTACCATAAGACAAAAAGTTCGCACTTGTAAAAAACGATACGGCTGAATTTGAATCTGGTTCACCAAAAGTTTTGGTTAGTGTTAATTCATTATCAATTAATTTGATTTTATTTATTGGACCCCATCTAAATGTTCCAACAAAAACACCGGCTGTAGTTTGTACTGAGGGAACAATAGTCGTTAAGTCTATTTCAGATACATTTACACCTGGAGAGATTTGAATTGCCATTTTATTCTCCTTGAATTATTATTATCTTTGGCAGTTAGAATACCATCAGAATATTTATGAAACAATGAATTTACAAATTCCTCATTTTGTTCGATACATATGAAGCGTAAACTTGTCCGGAGTCTGACTTTTCCCAAACATCACCGTCAATAACCTCAAAATCATGTTCAAAACCATCATCCAGTATCATTTCTGGTAAAGTTTCGTCATTTTCTTGATTCATGTTCTCTAACTGAATTTGTTTTCTAAGGTCGTGGTTAACGATTTCTTTGAAATATTTTTGTGTAGCAACCCAAGAAAATATGACCAAAGACATTACTAGGTCATCATTAGCTTCGGCTTCAGCTTTAAAAGAGTTTTTATCTGATACAAATGTTGTTAATTCTGAATATGTGTCAAAATCGTTAATGATTAATTTGTCACCCTCTATTAAAGTTTTTAGGTTTGCACAACCAATTTTCTTAACCTGTGGTGACATTTTAAGTCCCATTTGAACACCACGTGCAAAACCTGCCGATAATTGTTGTGGCTTTTTATTTCCTGTATACACTTTCCATAGATTTTCGTACTCAAAATCGGTATGTAAAGAATCTGCAACCTGTGGATTGTTATTAATTTCTACCAAAACATAAGCATCATTATAAAGTTTTGCGGCATTATAGATTACAGTTGGAAACAATATTGGTGATATTGAAGAACTTTTGTATGTTGCCACTTGTTTATATGGTGTCTGTGATATATCAATAACGGAAAAGGCTGAACTGTCCATATTTCTACCTTCAGACACATCAACACATATACAATATAGGTGGTCTTTCTTCGTGGATTCGTCCTCCTTGACAGGCAATTCATAGACCTTCATCATGTCATGATCAGCAATAGGTTCACGATAAACGAGTTGTTGTAATTTTCTACCGGATATTAGTGTATTTGAGGATCCTAAAAATTCTGTTTCGAATTCTTGTGAGAATTGTCTTTCGGAAGTATTTCTGATTGTTTGTTCTTTCCATTCTTCATCACGGCCTGGTACTTGTGACCAATGAATTTCAAATGGAACATAATCATTTTTCTTGCCTAATGCGTCTTGCCACATCTTATAAAATAGATTCATTCCGTTTGGTGTTGAAACCATTAATATTTTTGTTTTTGTACCAGATGTAATAACTGGATAAACAGATGTAATAAAATCATAAGCAATATTCGATGGAACGAAAGCAAACTCATCCAAGAATACAATATTGTAAGCACCAGAACGAGCAGCGCTTGATGATGTTGAATTTGAAATAATTACAGATTTGTTTTCCAATTCAATACGACCTTTGTTCCACTCAACAACACCTTGTTGCATCCACATTGGAAGTGCTTCATATGCTAACTGTAATTTACCTAAAATATCATTGGCTGTTTTACCTTTGTTGGCAAGAATAGCAATATTTTGTGCCGACTTAAAGAGAACTGTCCACAAAAGATATGTGATTGCTGTAGTGGTCTTACCGACTTGTCGAGGACATTTAACAATAACAAAACGATTTTCATCAAAAGTTTTAATCATGTCCTTCTGGAAATCGTACATATTAAAAGGAACAATACCTTTATCAAGAGAAATGATTGTTACATATTTTGCAAAATGTAAATAGTCATTTTTACACTTTTGATATTCTTCAATATTTTCTTTAGTCCATTCTACTGGAACACCAACTCTTTTTAGTTTTGGATTGTCACGATATGTTTGTTTAGTTGTTGCCATTTAAAAACTTATTTAATTCTTCAGTTGATCCTACAAAGATTGCTTTGTCAATGTTAGTATTATTTGTTTCTTTCTTTTTGTCCATATCACGCATTGTTTTTTGGATGTTTAAAAGTTCTTTGTTGGCATCTACCATATTTTTTAACAATGTACCATAAACTTCAAATGCTCTTGGATGTTGGCCAGCTTTTGCAATATTTAATATCTCTTCCATGGCTTCTTTGCCTTGATCGATAATTTCTTGCAAATTTTCTTTTGATTGTTGGTATGCATCAGTCAAATCTTGTTTTACATCGGGCTCATTGTAATGTACAACAACAGGAACAGAATCTTTTTTCTGTTCAACCACAGGCGTTACATCAAATATTTCATTCATATTTTTATCAAAAGTTTTCATATTTATGGATATTCAGTTATTATTGTATTAGCTGTATATGGTGATGTTGCGTTTGCTGTTGATGGATTTGGAGTGATATCAATTTGTGCATATTTTTTAGGTGTTATATTATAATTTGTAAAGTAATAATTAGTCTTTGTATTTAGACCAATTATTGGTTTAGTGGAAATAAAATCACCATTTATCTGTGTTAATTGTAATAAGTTATTATTGAACGATACAACTTTAGCGGTTGCTGATGATGTACTTGCAGAATATCCTTGATACACAGTTTCTCCTGCTTGGTATGATCCTACACCAGATGAAGAATTTAATGTAAATTGAACTAAATCATTTTGTCCTATCTTATTATATATTGATGTAATTGAATGTGTAATAAGACCAATTGAACTTGTTTTGCCAAATATATAACCTTTGACAGTAAAATTTAAAGTCCAAATAACCATTCTCGTATCTTTGTTGAAGTCACCTTCATACGATATATCTTGGTTACAAGAATTTAAAATAACGGGCACTTCTTTAATAATATTCATTTCAGGAACCATATTCAATTTGATTGTATAATCTGGTGTGAAATAGGGAATAATATGTTCAAGTATTTGTGTACCATCTTCAATATTACGTACATAGATATATAAATTAAAATCAAAATCATAAGGAACAGGATTATATTGAGAAATTATTCCTGGTTTTTTTGAAGCAAAATTTTTGATGTTTGTGTTTTGTTTTCTAGAAACATCATATTTGAGACCAGTCATTTCAAAAGACATTGTTGGTAATGTTATTTGTACTTTCTTATCCAAATTTGGATCTGATTGTAATCTCATAACATAAGATTCTTTTGCTGCATAAGCAATAGGAACTAAAAATCTTTCTGCTTCTGTATTATCTGTGTTGTATCTAACAAGAGTAATCTTATCAAACAGGTCACCAAAACCCACAACAATTTTTCTAATATTTCTGTTGTAATATGGTATTGCCATTAGATATCTCCAAACGGATTAATTTCTGTAATATTTTTTATACTAGTGGCTTCACTTGATACATAACTATTATCGTATACTTCATTACGTGTATTATCAGTTAACAAGTTTGTGGCTACAGCACTATATCTAGCATTACTTGTTGCACCAATAATTGTATTGTTGTTTGCAAATTCACCTGCTATGTTTGTAACACTTAATGTATTTGAAGTTGATCTCCAGTCTTTAACGATAGCTACAACAGTTGCATTTGCTTTTGTACCATCGGGTGATTGGTAAACAATTTCTTTATTTTGATATGCACCAGATCCACCACCATTGAGTGTCATTGTAATAGTATAAGCAGATTGTGTAACAGTATCATCAATATTGAATACACCAGTACTGATAGTTTCTTGTGAATATTTGAATTTCTCAAGTTCCAATTTGTAAAAATAAGGAAATTTATTTCCTAAAACATAAAATGAATCTGAATAATCAACATATTTGATTTCATAGAGTTCACCAGTTTGTGATAAAAATGGTATATAAATCAAATCACCTTCACGTGGCCTTCTGTATGTTTGTGGTACCCAACGTGAAAAGGAACGTTTTGAAACAATTACAGTCATGCCATTACGAATTTCTAAACCAAATTTAGAAAAGAATTCTCTTTCATTTCCATAACCGTCAACATTTTGAACATACAACTCTAATGGATAAGCAGAATTAAATTTTTTAAGTGGATCTTCACCGTAAATCAAATCACGAGCAGAATCGTTTATATTTGGAACATAATAACAATCAACACCATAAATTTTTATGGCTTCAACCATAAGGTCTTCTACAAGTCTTTTTTCTTGTGTTGATCCGTAGTTATTAAAATAGACATTAGTTGCCATATTAATTCATAAACCATTCGTCTGGTCCCATGTAAGTAGAAATCAATTCTTTCTCAAGTCTTTCAATTTCGGTAACCGCTTCATCATATGTTTCTTTTCCATTTAGTGTCACACCGCCTGGTAGTTGAATACCACCAAACTTTTTCATATTTGTTCCCCATTGTTTCTTTATGTATTCGGTAGCAAGTTCTTTTAGAATTCTATCATTCCATACACCAGTGTAAACATCAGGATTAATGATTGCATAAGATTCAGCAATAACAGTGGTACCAATAGGAGCTTCTGTCTGTCCCCATGCCCAATCTATATAAAGTCTGTGCATATGTCTTTGAAAACGAATAGGTACTTCACCTGTAAACATAAGTTCCAATGAACGCAAATGTTGTTGTGTCAAAGTATAATTGATATAAGATGCTGATGTAAAATCGTATAATTCGTTTAGTCGTAATTGATATCTTAAATCAAACATATTTACAGTTGATTGTGAATCAGATACCGGAAAAATTCTTGTAACACCAACAATTTCAAGTGGATTATTGTCCGCATCTTTTGTAAGTGACGGATTCATATCAATGTAGCGATTATCAATGTCTGTCTGTGTAATTTTTTTTATATAATAAACTTTTTGTAAACCATCAAAATGATAATCTTGATATAGTTGTAAAGCAATATCAATACAATCTTCCACTTGGTCATCATCTACGTTTATTTCAATCGTAGGAAAACCAAGTCTGCGAAGACAAAAATTTTTAAATTCAGTACGATTTGCTGGTTTACTTGAGCTCATTTTTTTATTTTAAAGTTATTAAGTATTTATAACTGTTCAATTATGAAGAACTTGTTGAGATATTTGTGTTAGGGAATGCTCTGCCAGCACCCCAAACAATTCGAATACCACCCGATCCAG